GCCTATCAGCAGATCCTATCAATGGCCTTGGAGGAGCGATCCTCCGGCTACCAAGACCTCGTCAGCAACAACAATGCGCTGCTCTCGGCGCTGAAGCGTAAAGGCGCGTGGCAGACCTATTCGGGTCCGGTCATCCGCCAGACGCTGCAGATCGCCAAGCAGGCCGCGCAGTGGTATTCGGGCTACGATCAATTGCTCAACCCGGCGATCGATCTCTTTAACGACGCTGCATACACGCCCAAGCAGGTCGTCGTGCCGATCATCCTGTCGATGCAGGAGATCCTCAACAACCAAGGCGAAAATCAGCTGATGGACGTCTACGACAGCTACATCTCGGCTGCCGAGCGTGCGTTGGAAGACGCGATGGATGCGGCACTCTACGGTGACGGCACCGCCAACGGCGGCAAGCAGCTCACTGGGCTGGCGACCGCAATCCCGATCATCACCAACACCGGCGTCTACGGCGGCATCGATCGCGCCACCGCAACCCTGTGGCGCACCACGACCTACGACGCCAACAGCTTCATGGCTGGTCAGACGCAGGTCAACTCGACTACGATCAGGCCGATGCTCAACGCCATCATGACCGCGCGCTCGCGCGGCCGTGACCACGCTGATCTGCTGATCATGTCGCCGGAGCACTACGCGGCGTATGACGCGGCAACCATCGCGATCCAGCGCCAGACCAGCAATACGTCGATGGGCACGCTCGGGTTCTCGTCACTCGAATATATCGGCGGCGGAAAGCGGGCCGAGATCGTGCTCGACGGTGGCATCGGCAGCAACATGCCAGCGAACACCACGTTCGGCATAGACACCGACAGCCTCCGGCTGCGCTATCACCCCGACCGTAACTTCGACAAGCTGTTCGATAGTGACGGCCAAATGCCTATAGACAAGGACGCGGTAGCCCAGTTCATCGGGTGGATGGGCGAGCTCACAATGACCAATCCGATGTTCAACTGGCGTCTGTACGACAGTGTACCGGCGACCTGATCAACTGAAGGTTGTGGCTTCCTGACGCGCCGAACAACGCGAAAAGGGAGAAGCCGGGCCGCTGACGTGTAGGTAAGATGCCTTCCTTCCGCGAAGGCGGCCCGGTGATTTTTGAAGGCAACAACGGAGAGACAGATGGCCTTTCGCGACCCCGACGACGCCAACGTGGCGCTGTTCAAGCAGCACCCGATCCCCAACGAATTGCGCAGCCGCGCCGAGGGCAGGCCGATCTTCGACGACATGGAAGTGGTCGAGATCCGCGTCCCCGGCTCGCGTGACGTCAAGGTATTCCCGGCGACCGCGTTCTCGCACTGGGAGCCCGATCCGGAAACCGGCGGACTGAAGAAGGTCTCTTACGCCGAGCGGTTCCAGCGCCAGTACCAGCAGTTCAAGCGCCGCGACCTGCAGACCAAGAGCGGCACGCCGCTCGACTACGTGCCGTTCCTGTCCGAGGGCAAGCGTTCCGAGCTTAGGGCGCAGAACATCTACACCGTCGAGGCGCTGGCGGCGATCGACGGTCAGGAGCTGAAGAACCTCGGCAGCGGCGGACGCGAGTGGAAGAACGCCGCGATGGACTACATCGCCGAGGCCAAGTCCACCGCGCCGAACAAGCAGCTGGAGGCCGAGCTGATGGCGCTGCGCGCCCGCAATGCGGTGCTGGAGGAGGATGCGGTCGCCAAGAAGACCATGGCGCAGCACGCCGAGGCCGAGTTCGAAGCGATGGAGCCTGCGGAACTTCGCAAGTACATCGCCACCCACACCGGCCAAGAGCCGATGGGCAATACCAACAAGAAGAACCTGATCCGCATGGCGGTCGAGTGCCGCCCGGCCAAGGCGGCGTGACATGGACCTGAGCGATGACGAACTGGAGCGACTGTACGAAGGGTCCAAAAATGACCGCTTCATCATTGTTGGCTCTGAGGTGCGGCAGCTGATTAGCATGATCCGCCGACTGCGAGAGCAGCTGGCCGAGCATAAACACAAGGCTGCGTGACATGACCCTGTTGTCGGTGGTGAAGGATGTCTGCGCTGTGGTCGGCGTAACCGTGCCGCAGTCGGTGTTCTCCAACCTCACCGGCAACAGGACCATGCAGGAGATGCTGGCGCTCGCCAACGAGATGGCGCAGCGCATCGCCTACGACAACCGCGACTGGACCAAGCTGCGAGCGATGGCGACGTTCACCGGAGACGGCACGACGACCACCTTTCCGCTTCCCGCCAACTACAAGCGCATGCTGCTGACGTCGAATGTGTGGCGGTCGACGTCGACACAGTCGCCGATGCATTTCGTGTCCGACAGTGACGAGTGGATGCAACGCCGCGCCTCCAACGCCAGCGACTGGGCATGGGGCGAGTGGACGATGCTGGGCGGCAACATGGTCATCTATCCGGCAATGCCGGTCGGCCAGACTGCCACGTTCGGCTACCTCGACAAGAATTGCATCAATCTCGCCAGCGGCGGGCGTGGCGACGTCTTCATGAGCGACGACGACACGTTCACGTTGGACGAGCGCGTCCTGAAGCTCGGCATGATCTGGCAGTGGAAGGCCCAGAAAGGCGCGAGCTACGCCGAGGACATGGGCACCTACGGTGACGCCCTCGGCTACGCGATGGGCCACGACAGCCCGGCTCCGATCATCCTTGGGCGCAAGCCGATCTCGGCCTCCGCCGCCGTCGCCTACCCGTGGCCGGTGCCGACATGAGCCAGCACCAGTTTTTCCGCCGCACGGCAGTGCCAGCCGAAGTCGCGCAGCAGCTGCAGACCACGACGATCCCGGCTCCGACGCGCGGCATCATCCAGAACGAAAACGAAGCCTACATGCAGCCGGGAGCGGCTGTGATCTGCGACAACTGGAAGCCGACCATGCGCGGCGTCAGCCTGCGCGGCGGGCATGTGCTGTGGTGCCAGTTGCCGGAGACGACGCCGGTGATCTCAGCGTTTCAGTACGCCAGCGGCAACATCCAGCAGATGTTCGCGGGCAACCTCAACAAGCTCTACGAAGTAACGACCGTCACGCCTGCCCTGATCAAGAGCGGGCAGACCTCCGGCAATTACTCCGCTTCCCAGCTCGCCAACGCGCAGGGCGACTGGATGATCGTGGTCAACGACGCGGGCAACCCGCCGCTGCGCTACGGCCCGTCATCCGGCGGCGGGCTGACGTGGGAGGCACTGGCATCCGGCTATGTGCCGCCCGCGGGCAAGCCGTCGATGATCACGAACATCCCCGCGGCGGGCTTGAGCTACGTCTGCAAGTATCGCAACCGCTACTTTTTCATCGAGACCGGATCGATGAATGCGTGGTATCTGCCGCTCAACGCGGTCGGCGGCGCGCTGGCGATGATCCCGCTGTCGGGTGCTGCGACCAAGGGCGGCAAGCTGCTCGCATGCTTTTCGTGGTCGATCGACGCGGGCGACGGCATCGACGACAAGATCGTGTTCATGACCGACCTCGGCGAGCTGTTGATTTTTACCGGCAGTGACCCTTCCGTTGCGGCCAGCTGGCGGCAGGAGGGGCGCTACGAAACATCACCGCCGCTTGGTATGAACGCCCATCTGGCGGTCGGCGGCGACGTGCTGCTCGCCACCGTCGACGGCATCGTCCCGATCTCCGGCGCGATCACCAAGTCGCGCGTCGATCTGGAGCTGGCGGCGATCACGCGCACCATCAAGCCGATGTGGCGCGAGCATGTGCTCGACAAGCGCGAGCACCCGTGGACGATGTGCAAGTGGGACGAGTACGGCGCGATCTTTACCACGTTCCCCGGCGGCAAGACCGGCAAGCAGCTCTGCCTCGCCACCAACGCGGCGACCGGCGCGCACGCGCGCTTCACTGGCTGGGACGCCATGTGCTTCATCCGCATGCGCGGCGACGCCTTCTTCGGCGATCAGCTTGGCCGCATCATGCAAATGGACCGCACCGGCTACGACAACGGCGTGCCGTATGTCGCCACGCTGGTCGGCGGCTGGGAGATGTTCCAGTCGCCGTCGCAGACCGTGACGTGGCGGCAGTCGCGCGCCTCGTTCTCCGCCCGCGCCGGTGAGCCGTTCCAGCCGCAGCTGTCGGCGACAACTGATTACGTCGTGGTGCTGCCGCAGCCGCCGCTGGCGGGGCCTGACCCCGGCCTGCTCGATCTCTGGGATCAGGGGCTGTGGGGTGATGCAATCTGGGACGCCGCCGCCGCGCCTAAGCCTGTCGTTCGCAATACCGGCTGGGTCTCGATCGGCATGACTGGATTTAGTCACGCACCGATCGTGCAGGTGACAGTGGCGCAGCAGGCCAAGCCGGAAGTGGATCTTATCAGTATCGCCGCGACATACGAACGCGACGCCGTCGTCGTATAGGAGAGGACCGTGCTGAGTTACGTTTTCGACAAGA